AGTAAAGGCAGTAATAACAAATCTTATAGCAAGTGTCTTAAAGCATGGAGCAGTAGTAGGTGGAATTACCGGCAATTATGACACAGAGGCATCAGTACCAATAACGGCGGCTACCGTACTTACTGGCAAAAAAGGACGGGTAAACGGTGCCACCATCACGGGTACAATGCCGGACAGGGCAGGAGATACAGCAGCATTATCACAGACGAGAAGTGGTACAACGATTAAATTAAGGGCTTCTGATGGATTCAGGGACGGAACGAATGATTATGTCACACATGCCGACGCCAATGACGTGGCAGCTAATATTAAAGCGGGAGTACCGATTAGAGGGTTAACAGGAACGTTTACATCGGACGCAAATGCTGCGGCAAGTGATATTGTTCTAAATAAAACAGCTTATGTAAATGGAGCTAAATTGACAGGAAGCCATTCAGCTATTCAAAGCATACAAACAGGAGAGATCGATACTCCTTACACAGACCTTTCTACTGATGTAACTATATCTAGTGTAGATATAACAAAAACTATTGTTATAGTCAATAAACCAGGAGTAAACTCAGCAAATCATGAATGGGGATTGGGTTATGGATATTTGATCGATGCTACCACATTACGTATTTACGGAAAGGGAATAGCATATTATCAGGTTATTCAGTTTAATAGCGATGCCGTAAAATCATTAAACAGAGGAGTAGCAGACTTTATCTCAAACATGGGAGATGGCTATTATGGAGTAAACATTACAATACCGGCGGTTAATATGGCAAAAACTATAGTATTTTGCCAAAATTTCGACAATGGTAGTGAAACATATGTTGCCGCCTACATTAACGCAGAAGCCAGTTTGACAAGCAGTACAAATTTACGTGTCAGGCGAGTTGGATATGCATGGGAAGCTTATTATTATGTAGTAGAATTCAATTAAGGAGGTACATTATGGAATTTTTTTACGCACAAATTGATTTACAATCAGGCAGAGTTATAAGTGTTTCATCGCTTGCTGGTGAAGTTAATGCCGCAAATATGATAAGACTTAATAACTTGGATTATTCTCTGATTGGGAAAATATACACAGGAGAGTATATCTTTATCGATGATCCTAATCCACCAGAGATTCCTCCAGAGCCTCCCAGCGAATTGGAACAAAGGCTTGCTGACCTAGAGATGGCCATAGCTGCAATATTGGGAGGTGCTATGTGATGCTTGTATGGAAGAAAAACATATTTATCAGGGTAATTACATCAAGGATGGCAGCGGAGAGCAGGACAGCAGCGGATATAATTGCTGAATATACAGCACTCTTACCAGAGGAAAAAGCAGAGATACTTGAAGCACTCTGAACAGAGTGCTTTCTTTATTGCAAAAATTTACAGGCTTGTTTGGTATTCTGTATTTGAAATACATTCCGGGGGTGCAGTATGGTAAACATAATTACTTTAATTGGATCAATCCTTGGTATTTTTATCACTATTGGCGGACTTGTAATAGCACTAGTTAAAATGTTCAACAAAATAGCAAAACGATTTGAGCAAGTGGAAGAGTCCAGCAAATTCCGCAAAGAGGAAAACATCGTCTTGATTAAGGCTACACTCGCTATTTGTGATGGGCTTATCCAGCTAAAATGCAACGGCCCTGTTACAAAGTGCAAGCTTGATCTGCAGGAGTATTTGATACAAAGGGGTGAATAAAATTGAAAGGTTTTGATTGTAACACCAAATTATCAGCTGAGAAAGCTCTCCAATTCAAGCAACAGGGTTATGGCTTCGCGATTCGTTATGTAGGAAGGCTCCAGCAGGCTTCATTTGACATCGATCAAGCAGAGGTAAACAATATCCTTGCAGCGGGTCTTAAGCTTGCTATCGTCCAGCACTGCCCCAAAGACGGGTGGATCCCTACAAAGGATCTCGGCATCACCTATGGCCAGAACGCGGTTAAATTTTCAAAAGAAGCAGGGTATAACAAAGGCTGTATAGTCTATCTTGATCTGGAAGGTGTGCTTCCTGGGACAAGCAAAGCCGATATTATCTCATTCTGTAATGCTTGGTATGGTGAAGTGGTCAAATACTATACTCCCGGCATATACATCGGGTTTAATGCGTTTCTGACCAGCGAAGAGCTGTATAAAAAGCTGAAATTCCAGCATTATTGGAAGTCATTTTCAAAAGTCCCGGATGTTTATAAGCGCGGGTATGAAATGATCCAGAAAGCAGAATGTAGGGTAAATGGCATTGCTATTGATCCGGATGAAGTAGCCGGTGATAAGCTGGGTAATTTTCCTGTATTTATGGAGGGCGTTGTGTATAAAAAAGTATGGTTGACACATGTAATTGAGTTGGATCCCATGCAGTTAAAAGCATCACTTGTCTCAAATAAAGGATCTATTATTGCAAAGGCATTCAGGAACTTTGTAAATGCTAATTTCTTCTCTGGAAAAAACACTATAGGCTGGTTGATCTCCGAGGGTAAAGTCCTGAATGAACGGCATGAGTACAAGACCTGGAGAGGTAATCGCAAAGGGACATTAGTAATTTACAAGGATGGTAAGGTAGAAGCAGGATTGAGGTATGACAGTGACATAGCTCCCGTAGTAGATAAAATATGGTTCTGTTGTCAGGGCTTTAACCTGTTCCCTCTTGATATAGCGAAGGAGGGCTTCGATCCTGCTACCGTTGGCTATAAAACCAACAGGGTATCTATCGGGTACAATAAAGCTACCAACAAGATCATAATTGCTGTACGGCCTTCCAGTGACTCCAAGAGGGCGGTACAAACAATGAAAAATCTAGGCTGTGAAGGTGCTGCGATATGCCTTGATTCTGGTGGCAGTGTAAATCTTAATGTCAACAATAAGCTGATCTATAAAACGGATCGGCAGTTAACAAATATTATACATTGGTGAAAGGGAAAGGTGATTTTTATGAAGAACTTGAAAAGGGCTCTGTGTATGTTGTGCGTCATTGTCTTTGTGGCACTCATGTCAATTTCAGTGGCGTTTGCTGCTGACAGCTCTCCTGGTGCAGATACCCCGTACGTATCCTGGGAGTTTTTAGGCACAATGGCAGGAGCTGTAGCAGCTACTACGCTTATCGTCCAATTTCTGAAAGTCCCGATTGATAAAGTTTGGAAGATCCCAACACGATTTATTGTATATTTGATCGCACTGATAATTTTATTGGCTGTGGAGTGTGTTACGCAAGGAGGCCTAGTATTTGACCGGGTGGGGCTTATTATAGTTAACGCCGTAATTGTAGCCACAACCTCGATGGGAGCATATGCACAAACGATAAAGTATATGGAATAAATAAAAGCCCTCGATCATTCGGGGGCTTTTATATTATATGTACCACTGCTTACCACATTTCATACACACTGCTTTTGTTCTACTCTTTATCTTGCCTTTACTCCCACCTGTCAACAGAGCAACTATCAGACCAAAAATGCCGGTTAATATAATTATGGGTAGCCATAACAATGTCCCGATGCAGCCCCTCTTTTTAATCTTTCCTTTTGTCTCAGATACTACCTGGATATTTTCACTCCCGCACTTCATACAATTCATATAAATTCCCTCCAATCGATTACATAATATAACATAATTTTACTTTGTGCAATTACTTTTTTCTACTTTATCGCGTATATGTGGGTTACAATGTTTCTTTGCGAATGTTAATCGTGATTCGGAAAACCGAATCATTTTTATTTTTATCTGTGTTCTATTTTAAAATCTGTTTAGGTGGGTTTATATGGCTATCTCGTATAAAAAAGCTCGTGATATTATAGAAGATAATGATTTATTATATAAGGCAATAAGGATTGAGGTTGGTTTTAGTCGCGAAACCTGCGCCAAACTCCAAAAAGATGAACACATGAATCTGTATTCCTTGGAACGTCTCGCTAAATACCTAAGTAGAACAACGGGCAAAAAGCTACAGCCAAGCGATCTATTTGAGTTTATATACTAATTTTGTATTTGTTTAATACCATAAAAAACAAGATTAAATCTTTGTTACATGTCGAAAAAAGTCGATGTAGAATATACCTCGATCTCTTTGCTATGCCTGCCACGCCTCTTTTCGCGTATCCCATATCTTGGCACACGCTCGAATTATTTGTCGGACGATTGAAGCGCCGGTATCATTGTAATAGGACTTTTGGCGGGTATATAATGTATTTGTTACCAGTTATGTAAATCGACAGCTAAAAAGGGGCATTGCAATTTTACTAGATTGGTAGTAAAATAGGAACACATGTTCGGCAAAAGGAGTTGACGTAATTTGAAAAAAATAATTAAAACAGACTTTGGAAACGGGATGGAACACATCAAAAAAATTGAATCGGAAAAAATAATTATTCTCAATTCTGGCTTTTCTTACAAAAGCGAAGAGATAGAAAGTATTCACATAAAAGACTGCGTCAGGGAGGTTTCTTTTAAATAGGCTGTAATTTTCGTCGTTAGAGGTAGCCATTGACGTATTTTACAGCCAATTTATAATTATACCTTTTTCAGTAACTTCGATGGTATCAATAAACTCTTTTAATAAGTTCCTTTTTTCAGTAGGCGTTTGAGCCGCCAAGTACATTTCCCATGAATTCTTAACGTTTACTTTTTCAACGGGTGCAAAATCTATCTCGGAAAGCTCTCTGTTTATCGCTTTCTCTGTTTTTTTATATTCCTCAAGATCGAATACACCATTTAAGTAACCTTCCTTTAGTCTCGATAGCTTGCTTTCGAGTTTGGTTTTTCTGCTGTGCATAAAATCATTTACGTTGCTTTCTCTGCTTATTTCCGGTATGTCCGCCTTTATCGCTTTTTCTATTGCTTTCTCAATTTCGGATTCAAGCCTATCGGTTCTGTAGGTTTTTCTATGGGTGCACCTGCTGGGCTTGTCTACATGCATAGAGTTATTACAGACATACCCGTGATGCAGCTTAGTGTAATTATGTGCCCTCATCACTTTTCCACAATAACCGCATCTTAATAAACCAAGCATAGTAAACCGTTCAAAGTTTATTCCTCTGTACTCTCTTTTCCAAGTTCTATCCTTTAGATACTGCTTAACCAAGTTATGCGTTTCTTTGTCAATTATAGGTTCATGCTTACCCTCATAGATCACACCGTCATACTCAATATACCCTGCATACTTAGGATTTTTTACTATCCTGTTTACAGTGTAAAAGCTCCATACATTTTCAACGGGAGATGGGGTGCTTGATTCATTTAGTAACCTTGCAATTTTTGTACAGCCGTAGCCTTTGTTGATATATAAATCGAAAATAAGCTTAACTGTTTTGGCTTGCTCGTAATTGATAGACATTAAAGCCGGTACCGTATGATCTATCCTGTATCCAAAGGGTACGCTCCCATTGTGCAGCCCCTGTGAGGCTCTTTCAACATGTCCCTTTTTGCTCTCCGCAGCTAGATTCTTGACATAATATTCCGCAATTAACTCAAGTATACCTTCCTGAAAAAACCCTATTGGGGAGTCTTCTATAGGCTCTGTGATGGATACGACGTTAATTCCCGCTGCTTTGAGTTGTCGTTTGATTCTTTGGGACAATTCGACTTTTCTAGCAAACCTATCAAATTTATGAACAAGAATAATATTAAATAATTTCTTTTCGGCGTCTTTAACCATTTGTTGAAACTGTGGGCGGTTTTCTTTTTGCCCTGATAGCCCTTCATCGGCGTAAATCTTAAATACTTCTATACCGTTTTTGACGCAATACTCCGAGAGCTGTTTTGATTGAGCCGGTATGGAAAACCCTTCTTCGGCCTGTTCCTCCGTACTCACACGAATATACAATGCAGCTTTCATATTAACCTCTGTTTTTGTAGATCAAATAAATTTCGATAGCTTTTATTATTTCTTCCGGGGATAAACCTTTGCTTTTTGCAAAATCAACAGCTGGATTAAACTCATCCTCTATGTCAAAAAATTTCATTACGCTTATGTCCAATGCTTTGCATATGTTAATAATGTCCTCAGGTGTAGGCTCGATATGCCCGTTTTCCCATTCGCTTATTTGGTTTTGTTTCTTCCCAACCATACTGCCAAGTTCATCCTGGGTAATCTTTCTTTCCTTACGGAATGCCTTAATTTTATCTCCGTACTGCATACTAAAACTACCTTCTCTCAACAATATCGAATTTCTCGATAATTTTAACATGAAAAACAGAGATATGTCAAGGATTTAATATCAAATAGCATGAATGGTAAATATAACTTATGGCAACAATCGGAAATTTCGATATATGACAGGGAAATGGCCTTGTAATTATCGGAAAATTCGATTATTATGTATACAGATAGAAATTAAGCAAAGGGGCGTCAAAAATGTTTAATATCGGGGATAAACTCAAGAAATACCGTAATCGCAGAGCGATGTCACAAAAGGAGTTTTCTCAATTCCTTGGAATCTCTCAAAACTATTTAAGCGAGATTGAAAATGGCATACACACCCCTTCTTTGAAACAAATTTCAAAGTTCGCAGAAAAAATGAATACTACAGTCTCAAGGCTTCTCGGAGAAAAATCAGCGTAGGAGGTTCTCATGGTTAAGAAAGTTGTTATGGCCTATAATCCTGCAGTAACCCACAAGATTAACGGCAAGGTAGTTACTGTCGAAGAGGTTATAAAGCATTTAGCCGAAAAAAGAAAAAAGCAGAAGACCGCTTAATTTTTTTTACCCTAAAAACAGGACAAGACTCCCCCAGTATTAATATATCCAGCCAATTCAGGAAATATACCAAAATTCAAAAATATTATGAAAGGGGCAAATCATGACAAATATTATTAAAATCAACAATACCGAAATTCAAGCCAAAGAGTACCAAGGTAAAAGAGTCTGTACGCTAAAGGATATTGATGCTTGCCATGCTCGGGCTACCGGCACAGCAAAAAGAAACCTCCCTATTTAACAGAAAACACTTCATAGAAAATGAAGATTACTTTCTGTTAAATAGGGAGGAAGCATTGAGTACGAAATTCGTACTCAGCGCCCCAACAGGCTTAACACTTATCACCGAATCCGGTTATCTCATGTTGGTCAAGTCCTTCACTGATGATTTGGCTTGGGAAGTGCAAAGGCAGCTCGTCAACAATTATTTCAGGGTAAAAGCCCCATTAGTACCTCAGCCGCCAGCCACAAATTACAAAGCTGTGGTTAACGAACAGCTCCGCAGGCTACATCGAATCCATGAAGGATCTGTATCCGTCTCAGAGTTCTGCGAGATATCCAGAACAGTAGCGACAATCTGCCAAATAGCAAATCAAATAAATTAATAAAAGAGAGTGAGGTGGACAGGCATGGGAAGTGTATCAAGAGCGATCAGACGCAACAAGGTTAGGCAGTTGATGCTATTTAAGGGTGTCCTGAAAATCAACAGGCGGCTGTGTGGATACTGGGGAGCAGTCAAGCGCGGTATCAAGCAGATGAATCTCGAAAAAGAAGGGAGGAAATTGCTTGAAAAACGGGAAAAGGCTAACCGTAGCAATGAAAAAGTTACTAAAGGCGAACGGCATCAACCCGGAAAATTGGCTTTACGTTAAAAATACACCAGATGGGCTAGTTATTGTACATAAGAATGTTACTCAGATCAAGGTTCTTAATAAGGGAGGGTGCTTGAAATGTTCTGGACAATAGCTTTAATCGCTTCTCTATTCGCAGCCGGTATTCTTATCCTTACCGTAGTAGCAATGTTCCTGGTTAACAGATGGACTAAAAATTACATGAAGGAAAAAATGACAGAGAAGCCGATAGACTCAATCCCTCAGAACTTTAACAAAACCGCTTGAAGCCCGGTGGAGCTTATCCACCCCAAACCCAAAACGGGTTACCATGAGCAGACTGCAGCTGCTTAAAAAAATTATTTTGCCAGTATATCGCTGGGGGAAGGAAAGGTCAAGATGGGAGAAACAAAGACCACGTATTCAATATGGCAAATTCGTGACGCGGTTAGAAACCTCCAATACAGCTCCGAGAAAGAAATCCGTAAAAACGTAGAGCTCGAATTTTCAAGGTCTATCGAAGAAAATGCAGAACTCGCCTGTGATCTATCAGCCTATAAATCTAAGCTTGATGAGGTAAACGCGCTCGAAAAGAAGTACAAAGTACGTTACCCGTCCGACTACCATTCAGACAGACTAAGGTACAAAATCAAGGAAGACAGATGCGAGGCAGCTTTAGTTAAGGCACGCGATCAATTCAGAACAATTCAGGATAGGCTTGTTAAAATCCGTAATGCCGATAAGGCGCTCGAATTCATCAAACTGTGCGGGATTGAGCTTCCAGAGAAAGTGGTTGAGCCAGCTGTGCAAATCCCTGTCGATCCTGATTTTATCAGATCCATTTTACCAAAGAATCCAGCGCTGCCAGCAGGTAGTGAGGAGAAATAAAAAACCCAAAATAAAAGACGGAGGTCAGAATCTATGGAAATTACAATCAATCTAGCCGCCCCAGAACTAGCAGCGGCAATCAACCATCTCGCAGCATCACTGGCAGGCAATAAACCGACAGCAACACCAGCGGCACCAAGATCAACAACTAAAAAAGCAGATGCACCAAAAGCTGATCCGGTAGAGGAAAAGCAGCCTGATCCAGTAATAACAACTCCTGATCCATTGCTTACGGAAGAGCCGCCTAAGGAAGAATTAATAGTCTATACCCTCGTACAGGTCAGGGAGAAGCTGGCGGCGTTGTCTCAGGCAGGTAAGCAGGCAGAGGTCAAAGCCCTTATTACAAAACTTGGAGCAACAAAGCTTTCAGAGATCCCGGAAGCAAAATATGCGGAGTTGATGAAAGAAGCGGAGGCGCTGTAGATGGCAGAAGCAAAACGCGCTCATGCACTACTATCCGCATCGGGGTCTAAAAGGTGGCTGAGTTGTACACCCAGCCCCCGACTTGAGGAGCAGTTCAAGGATCAGGGATCTGAATATGCTGCCGAGGGATCATTCGCTCATGCCCTTGCTGAATTACGATTGGGCAGAGCGGTAGCAAACAGTATCAAGCCCAGTGTAGCCAAGAAAAAGCTTGAAGAGATGCAGAAAGACCCTTTCTACTCCGAGAGCATGGCCGAGTACATTGAGCAGTATGTCACCCTAATTGGTGAGAGATTCATGGAAGCGAAAAAGAACTGCCCTGATGCTCTCATCCTCCTGGAACAGAAACTGGATTTCTCTGACTGGGTTCCAGACGGCTTTGGAACCGGTGACGTTATCATCATAGCTGACGGAGTACTGGAGGTCATTGATCTCAAATACGGTCAAGGTATTCCAGTATCAGCTGTACTTAATACACAAATGATGTTGTACGCTCTGGGGGCTATAAATCAATATGGGGCTCTCTATGACTTCGATTGCATCCGCATGACGATAGTACAACCAAGGCTTGACAGCATATCCTCAGATGATGCCTCTGTAGATGGGATCCTCAAATGGGGAGAAGGGGTAGTTAAGCCCCTGGCTGCAAAGGCAATGGCAGGAGAAGGAGAATTCATTCCCGGTGATCACTGCCAATTCTGTAAAGCCAAAGCCCAATGCAGGGCGAGGGCTGAAAAAAATCTGGAAATGGCTAAATACGATTTCAAGGAATCCGCACTGCTTACCAATGATGAAATAGCTGAAATACTTGCTAAAGCTGAAGCACTGCAAAAATGGGCGGGAGACGTACAGGGCTATGCGCTCGATCAGGCAGAGAATCATGGCGTCAAGTTCCCTGGCTGGAAGCTGGTAGAAGGTAGAAGTAACAGGCAGTATACAGACAAGGAAGCTGTGGCCGCTAAGTTGAAAGCGGAGGGCTTTACATCGGATAAGGTATATCAGCCTCAGGAGATCTTTGGGATCACGGCAATGGAAAAGGCTATTGGTAAGAAGTTGTTTGAAGAATACCTGGCCGGATTAGTCATCAAGCCAGCAGGTAAGCCAGCACTGGTACCTGAGAGCGACAATAGACCTGAGATATCATCAGCAGCATCAGCAGTGGCAGATTTTAAAGAGGAAGATGATTTATTGAGTTGAGAGGATGGTGTTAAAAACTTGAAATCGAATTTTAAACATCCCCTGCTTCTCCCAATAGTCATCTGCCCCGGCAAGAAAGAAAATCATCAAAAAATAAACGGAGGTCATAAAATTATGGCAACAACCAACAAGGATACAAAGGTAGTAACGGGTAAAGTACGCTTAAGTTACTGCAACCTCTTCCAGCCAAGAGCTGTAGAGGAAGGTCAGGAAGCAAAGTATTCCTGTACAATACTGGTACCGAAATCGGATAAGGCCACAGCAGCAAAGATCAAGGCTGCAATCGAAGCAGCTAAGACCTCAGGAGCTGCTATATTTGGCGGCAAGGTTCCTGCAAATCTCAAGAGTCCTGTGCATGACGGTGATGGAGAGAAGCCCAATGGCGGCGAGTACGGCGAAGAGTGCAAAGGTAATTATGTCATCAATGCCAGCTCCAAGCAAAAGCCCGGTATCGTGGATAGTAAGCTTAATGAGATCATTGACAGCACAGAGGTATATTCCGGTTGTTATGGCAAGGTCAGTATCAATTTCTACTGCTTCAGCAAGTCAGGGAACAAGGGTATAGCCTGCGGACTGAATAATGTCCAGAAAATAGCTGATGGTGATTACCTTGGAGGTAGATCAAGGGCAGAGGATGACTTTGAACGTGTAGACGATGACGAGGATCCACTGGGTTAAGAAGGATACAGGGGACTCGCGAGAGTCCCTTCCTTAGCCTTACTATAAAGATTGTGCGGAAGGAGTAAAACATGGACGAACAAACAGCAATAGCACTAATTACGCAAGTGAAAACTCATTATACGGAAAATGGCCAAACAAGAGAAGCGTTAGATAAGGCTGTTAAAGCTTTAGAAAAACAAATTACCAAAAAACCAATCATCGAACGTTGGGAACCAGCAAGATGTCCTTCTTGTGATGAATTGCTAAGTGAACATTTAGGGGACGGATATTATAAACACTGGTACGGCAAATACATTTGCGACTGTGGGCAAAAATTGAATTGGGATTAACCGCACAATATCAGGAAAGGCCCTTATAAAAAATCGTTTTAATGAGGTCAAGTAAAATGAGTATTCTTTCAATAGATATAGAGACATTTTCCAGCACAGACTTAATAAAATGCGGCGTATATAAATACGTTGAAGCTCCGGACTTCGAGATCCTGCTATTTGCTTATGCATACGATGATGAGTCCATAACAGTAATCGACCTGGCAGACTTTGAAGCAATCCCTAAACAGGTAATGTACGATCTTTACAACCCCAATGTTATCAAAGCCGCCTATAACGCTAATTTCGAGCGTACATGTATAGCAAAACATTTCAATATGCCAATGGATCCGGAACAGTGGCAGTGTACATCAGTGCATGCTTTAACTCTTGGATTACCGGGTAATCTGGACGGAGTTGCACAGGTGCTTGGATTATCAGCCCAAAAGGATGCAGCCGGTAAAGCCCTTATCAAATATTTCTCCGTTCCCTGCAAGCCTACAAAGGTAAACGGACACAGGACTCGCAACTACCCACACCATTCTCCGGATAAATGGCAGCAGTTCAAGAATTATAATGCCCAGGATGTTGTAGTAGAGAGAGCAGTCAGGAAGAAGCTTGAACGATTCCCGGTACCCGGGCATGAGTGGAAACTCTGGCAGTTGGATCAGAGAATGAATGACTATGGTGTGAGACTTGATCCGGTATTAGTGAAACAAGCATTATCCTGTGACACTCAGTACGCGGAGCGCCTTGAAATAGAAGCGAAGGAACTGACAGGGCTGGAGAATCCGAACAGCGTTGCACAGCTCTCTGGGTGGCTGAGAGATCAGGGCTTAGCAGTAGATAACGGACTCGGTAAAGACTTTGTACCCGGGCTAATTGACCAGGCAGACGATGACGATACCAAGCGAGCATTGGAACTGCGGCAGGAGATGTCCAAAACCAGTGTAGACAAGTACAGCGCTATGGATAGATCCATGTGCCAGGATGAGAGGGCGAGAGGATTACTCCAGTTTTGCGGAGCTAACCGCACATGGAGATGGGCAGGGAGGCTTATTCAAGTTCAGAATCTACCTCAGAACAAATTACCGGATCTTGCCTTGGCAAGGCAGCTGTTAAGAGATGGTAAATTCGATTTACTTGAGATGCTTTTCGGTAGTCCTCCCTTTGTACTCTCACAGCTTATCAGGACAGCTTTTATTCCCTCTCCCGGATGCAGGTTCATTGTAGCAGACTTCTCAGCTATCGAGGCCAGGGTAATTGCATGGCTGGCGAATGAGGACTGGGTGCTGAAGGTATTCAAAGGGCATGGAAAGATATATGAAGCAACAGCAGCTGAGATGTTTAGAGTTCCTATTGAGACAATAGCCAAAGGTGAAAAGAATTATGCACTTAGGGCAAAGGGCAAGGTTGCAACACTTTCATGCGGATATCAGGGTGGGCCTGATGCACTGATCAGGATGGGAGCATTAAAGAGCGGACTCACGGAGGAAGAACTGCCGGCACTGGTTAAGGAATGGAGGGCATCAAATCCTCACATAGTCAGGTTATGGTATCTGGCAGAGCAGGCAGCAGTAAAAGCCTTGCAGGAACGCAGGACAGTAAAGCTGTCGCATGGAGTACAGTACAGATTTGAAAAGGGTTGGCTGTTTGCTGATCTACCATCCGGGAGAAGCTTGGCATATGTTAATCCACAGTTACAATATGAGGCGAAGTTTGAGAAAGACGGGTTGACCTATGAGGGTATGGACCAGGTAACAAAGACCTGGTGCAGGCAGAAAACATACGGCGGGAAACTGGTGGAGAATCTTGTACAGGCAATAGCCCGGGATTGTCTGGCGGTCAGTATGATGCGACTGGATGAGGCAGGATATAAGATCCGGCTGCATGTCCATGATGAGGTTATAATCGATGAACCGATAGAACGGGATTCCATAAAAGACATTATTGAGATAATGGGGCATCCGATAAATTGGGCTCCGGGATTACCACTAAGGGCGGATGCTTTTGAGACAGAATTTTATAAGAAAGATTAACGGTGAGGTCAAATGCCATTACATAGAGAAATCATAGTTGATAATTTCGCCGGCGGCGGCGGAGCCAGTACGGGAATAACTCTGGCAATCGGAAGATCAGCGGATATAGCGATTAACCATGATCCAGCTGCAATTGCAATGTACAAGGCTAACCACTCGGGAACAGAAATCCATTGTGAAAGCGTATGGGGTATCGATCCGGTAAAGGCATGCAAAGGCAGACCAGTAGCATTGGCGTGGTTTTCTCCAGACTGCAAGCATTTTTCTAAAGCCAAAGGCGGGGAGCCAGTTGAAAAGAAAATCAGGGGATTAGCTTGGATAGTTTTGAAGTGGGCCGGGAAAGTCCGTCCAAGGGTAATCATGCTTGAGAATGTTGAAGAATTTGTTACCTGGGGTCCTGTGAGAAAGGGCAAACCGGTTAAGAGTAAAAAAGGTCAGACGTTTGAAATGTGGAAATCCCAGCTCATATCATTGGGGTACAAGGTTGAACATCGGGAGTTAAAGGCCTGCGATTATGGAGCTCCAACAAGCCGCAAAAGATTTTTCCTTATCGCTCGATGTGATGGTAAGCCCATAGTATGGCCTAAACCCACTCATGGAGATCCCAAAAAGATAGAATCTGGCTGTGGACTAATGAAACCATGGCGCACAGCTGCGGAATGTATTGACTGGTCACTGCCCTGCCCAAGTATTTTTGACCGTAAAAAACCGCTGGCTGAGAATACCCTTTACAGAATAGCTCGGGGCATGAAGAAGTTTGTATTTGAAAACCCACAACCATTCATAGCGCAGATAGGGCAGACTGGATTTACAAAAGATAGATCACATTCCATTAATACCCCGTTATCAACAATCGTCACAAAGCAGGAACATATGCTCATTACCCCATTTCTTTCACAATATCACGGAGAGAAATCCAGTCCAGATACTAGGGGACAGGTGTTAGATTCTCCAATATTGACACTTGATGGTTCAAACAGGTATTCACTCGTTGCGGTATTTCTCAGCAAGTATTATGCCGGTAATTACACCGGTGATGGCGTGGATCTGAATGAGCCGACACACACGATAACCTCAAGAGATCACCACGCTTTGGTTACAAGCCATTTGTTACAAATGAATAATCATTGTGATGGCAGGTCAATGAATGAACCTATACCAACAATAGTAGCAGGGCCCGGTCACTGGGGAGAGGTCAGAACCTTTTTAATGTCTTACTATGGAAGCGAAAAGGATCTAGGCCAGACGGTAGATGAACCATTAAGGACAATTACCGGAACAGACCGTTTTGGGATTGTGACCGTATATGGCCAAGATTACATGATTGTAGATATAGGCATGAGGATGCTGGAGCCTCGGGAGCTATATGACGCGCAAGGCTTTCCGCATGATTACATAATAAACTTCAAGAATCATCAGGGCAGGCCATACCCAAAGAAATCTCAGGTAGCCAGATGCGGTAATTCAGTTCCGCCACCATTCTCTGAAGCACTGGTCAGATCGAATTTACCTGAACTATGCACCATTAATCTCGAAGATAAAAATCTGCAATACTTATTAAGTTAAGGAGCAATACAGATGGACTATAATACTTTTCTACTTAAAAAACGATTTATCCTGGAATCCTCCGGGTTTGATATTGACAAATACGACCTGAACCTCATTCTCTATGAATTCCAGTGTGATATGGTCCGGTGGGCATTGGCAAAGGGTAAGGCCGCTATATTCGCTGACTGCGGACTTGGAAAGACTCCTATGCAGCTTGAATGGGGACATCAGGTACACCAATATACCGGCGGCAATGTTCTGCTTCTCGCGCCTCTGGCGGTATCAGAACAGACTAAACGCGAAGGGGATAAATTCGGCATACCGGTAACAGTCTGCAGGAGTCAGGCAGATGTAAAGCCGGGTATCAACATCACCAATTATGAAATGCTTCATAACTTCGTTTCAAATGACTTTACCGGTATCATCCTGGATGAGTCCTCAATCCTGAAAAACTACAGCTCCAAAATGCGGACGGAGATTATTGACAACTTCTCACAGACACCCTTCAGGCTGGCATGTACAGCAACACCGGCACCAAATGACTATATGGAACTGGGAAACCATTGTGAATTCCTCGGAGTAATGACCCGGTCAGAGATGCTTTCCATGTACTTTGTACACGATGGCGGCGATACCTCAAAATGGAGACTGAAACGGCATGCGGAGGATATCTTCTGGCAGTGGATGGCAAGCTGGGCGGTATTCATGAGTAACCCGGCGGATCTCGGATACCCGGGAGATCTCTATAACCTTCCTGAGCTCATAATTCACCAGCATATAGTTGATGGAGATGAGCCAAGCACAGAGCCTTTATCCCTAATGCAGCGCAGGCAGGCAAGGAAAGAGAGTATTGATCTCAGAGTCAAGAGAGCCGCTGAGATAGCGCAGGAGATAGATGGTCAGTGCCTTGTATGGTGTGATCTTAATGCTGAGTCTGAGATGCTATCAAAGGCTATCCCGGGAGCAGTAGAGGTCAAGGGCAGTGATTCACCAGAACACAAGAAAAAGTCAATGCTGGGATTCTCTCAGGGAGAGGTTAAAACCCTTGTAACCAAGCCCAGCATTGCAGGATTCGGGATGAACTGGCAGACATGCTCAGATATGCTATTCGTTGGACTCTCCGACAGCTATGAACAGTATTATCAGGCAGTAAGGCGCTGTTATCGATTCGGACAAACGAAGCCTGTAAACGTTCATATTGTTATCAGTGCAAAAGAGGGCTGCGTGAAGGAGAACATTGAACGAAAAACACAGGATGCTTTGAAAATGCAGACTGCCATGATCGAATTGACGAAGGAGATCACCAAGAAGGAGCTCCAGTCTACAAAGCGGATAACTACGCCATATAATCCGGAGATGAAAATTAAATTACCAGCATGGGAGGAAATGCAGAATGCAGCAAGTTTTTAGCCAGGTTATTACAGACAGATGGGCAATGTACCACGGGGACTGTATAGAAGTCCTGAAGGGCATCCCGGGAGATAGTATCCATTATAGTATATTTAGCCCTCCCTTTGCGAGTTTGTATACCTATTCAAACAGTGAGAGGGATATGGGCAACTGCAAGGCGGATGACTTCTTCATTAATATGAATTTCCTTGTATTGGAGCTTTATAGGGTATTAATGCCAGGGAGGTTGTTATCCTTCCATTGCATGGATATTCCGGCCATGAAGGAAAGGGATGGGTTTATCGGTGTCAAGGATTTCCCCGGGGATCTGATAAGAGCGTTTATCGATGACGAGGCTGCTGACTTTTATAAGGCTATTACAAGATTAGAAGACAGAAGAAATAAGGCATGGCTAAATGCTGATCTTGATAGGGCAGTGAGACTCGATAGTATCATCGAGGGTATGCATAAAGAATTAAGCAAATATCAGCCATCGGGATCAAAATTTATCTATCACTCCAGAGTAGCGATATGGAAAGATCCGCTGGTTGAAGCTACAAGGACAAAGGCACTGGGGCTGCTTCATAAACAGATCCAAAAAGATTCTTCTCTGTGCAGGCAAGGACTACCCGACTACCTCATAACATTAAGGAAGCCCGGAGTTAATCCGGAACCTGTAGCACATCCGGAGGGCTTCACTTATTTTGTAGGCGAGGATGAACCGGTAGCTCCGAAGGTTGAGCCAACACTTAAGGACAGCCGCATACACAAGGACCTATCCATGGCAAAAGCTGATCCGGTATATTCTCATCAGGTATGGCGCCGGTATGCCTCTCCTGTATGGATGGACATTAAACAGAGTAGGACACTGAACAGAAAACCTGGGAGAGATGAGAAAGACGAGCGCCACATATGCCCGTTACAGCTGGATGTAATAGAAAGAGCGCTGCATCTTTGGACAAATCCGAATGATATCGTTTTAAGTCCCTTCGCCGGAATCGGCAGTGAGATTTATACAGCTATACGAATGGGGCGCAGGGGGCTTGGTATAGAGCTAAAGGACAGCTACTATCAGCAGGCAATACTTAACTGCCAGACTGCAGAGAGCGAGCCGAGAATAGTTGATACTGAAGAACTTGATTTTTTAGATTAAGGAGGGAAAGCAAAATGAGGAAAGACATACTTTACTACCTATCACACCCATATACGACTTGCGGCGATCCCGCCACAAACCAGCATGCCGCGCAGTTGATTGAGTCTGAACTAAAGCTGAAATACGGAATGAGCGTAATAAACCCTATCATCCTGCCCTTAGGCGGGGACAACGAAACGGCTATGGGTAAATGCCGAATCCTGTATGAGGCCTGTGACGCGGTCATATTTTGCGATAACTGGAACAAGTCCAGCGGATGCAGGGCAGAGCATAAATGGACAGTTGAAGATCAAAAACCAAAGTACCGGTACAGAAATGGGGAACTGCTTGAGATGAATGACTACCAGGAGTATCTGGATAGTGTTTTAGATCCAAGAGATTAACCACACAAAATAAAAATAATGCGCGGTAGTGAGGTGGTCAGAATGCGAGGGTTTTTAATAGATGCATTAACATTTTTAGGGATATTACTGTTGGTTACTGTTGTGTGGCAAGTGATTGAAATAATAGCGTTTGGAGCGATAAAACCGAATGGGATAGATACAATCATCGGCATAATCTTATCCCTTTCACTATATGGAAACTTGCGGCACTGGTTCAATTCTAAAGCGTAATATGGACAGTGCCAGGGTTCAGCGCCTGAAAGAATAAAAATTAATGCGAAGGAGTGTGTATATGAAAGTTTGTAGTTTTTGTGGGAAAACAGAAGGTAATTCAAAAGTTATAATAACAAACCCAAAGGCTGATATCTGTGGAGAGTGTGTTGTTTTATGTATGGAAATTCTACTCTCCAAAATTAAAGAAGATGCTGAAATTAAGTTTGAAGAAATAAAAAAGTAACCGCGCAATATCAGGAAAAGCCGCAGGAGGTGAACGGGCATGAGCAACAGCGAATACAGAATTAAAGTAAAATCCCTAGAAGAGCAAGTCACAGAACTGCAAGGACTAGTCAAGCAGTATATGATGACGGTGGATAAACTGAAAGTGAGTAAAGGGGGATGATAAATATGGATCCAAGGCTTGATGATGATCTATTTACAGCTGGTGTCCTGTTCTTGTGCTTCGCAATTGCAGGAATACTTATAATCATTCCTATACTGAAATAAAAGACTCCTGGGGGTTAAAACATATGCTTGAAATATCGTTTGGAAAGAATCGGTCAGACATCAACTGGAAACCGGAATACATGGAATGGGATGAGTTCCTGGAAAAGTACCTCAAAAAGGTACGCAGGACTAATGAATCCATGGCTGAATATGATGTCATGGCCAAGGATAGCAAGGATGCTATAAAAAATGGCAGAGCTTTTGTCGGTGGCTTCGTTAAGAGTGGACGCAGGAAGAAGGAGAATGTTGAGAATCGGTATTTGATTACTCTGGATGCCGATAACGCAGACGAGAATTTCATCTTCTCTGCGGATCTTATCCTTGGTGGCTGTTCTTATGCTATCTACTCTACCCACAGCTGCAGGCCGACAAAATTGAAATACCGCCTGGTCCTTCCCGCCAATCGTGTTATGCTGCCAGACGAGCATGCAGCCGTAGCCCGTAAACTGGCTGGTAAAATAGGGCTATCCTATTTCGACAAAACTACCTTCGATGTACATCGGCTGATGTATCTGCCCAGCTGCTCCCGGGATGCAACACCGGAGTTAATTATCGGTGAAGGTGAGCCTTTAGATGTTGATGCTGTACTGTCTGAGTATGCCGATTGGAAGGACTCCTCTGAATGGCCACGGCATCCGGACACTGAGAAGCACATAACAGCTGAGATTAAGAAGCTGGGTGATCCGGTGGATAAGCCCGGAGCCATCGGGGTATTCTGCAAAATTTACAACATCCAGGAGGGCATTGAGACCTTCATACCCAATGTGTATATCCCTACGTCCAGTGATGATCGATGGACCTTCGCCGGCGGCAGCTCCTTCGGAGGCCTCAGGGTTTACGATGATACATGGGCATATAGCGAGCATCAGAGCGACCCTGCCAATGACGGGCACTGTAAAAACATATTTGATCTCATCCGTATCCATAAGTTCGGAGAACTGGACAAAGACGTCAAGGATCACACACCAACAAATAAATACCCAAGCTATGCAGCTATGCTGAACTTCGCTGCTAACGATCCGCCCGTTAAAAAGATAAGGCTGGCAGACGCTCAGGATGACTTTGAGCCAGTAGAAGATCCGGAAGATCCTGACGCATGGAGGACACTTCTCGATGTAGATTATAAGTCCGGACTGCCAAATCCTACAGCCAAAAATGCAGAGCTTATCCTCAGGAATGGGGCTTTCAAAGGTGCCTTGGCTTATGATGCTTTTGGTAATACGGAAGTAATCCGGAAGCCGCTGCCGTGGAGAGACAGAGAAAGACCGCAGCAGGAATATGAGCCCTGGCTGGGCGCTGATGATAAGCGCCTGCAGCATTACTTCGGTAAACAGTATGAATTCAAATCAGGAATAACCATCCAGAATGCTTTTGCCGAGGTTGTGCACTCCAACACCTTCCATCCTATTAAAGAGTATCTGGAATCATATATCTGGGATGGCATAGACCGGGTGGATGATCTCTTCATCACGTATCTGGGGGCAGAGGACTGTAGCTATGTACGCACAGTGACACGCAAGATGCTTGTAGCTGCTGTAAAGAGGCTATATGAGCCAGGATGTAAGTTTGACGAGATGCTGGTGCTTATAGGCCCTCAGGGCTCCCACAAGACCAGCTTACTCACCCGGCTGGGGGTTAATTGGTTCAGCAACAGCCTCAAGAATCTGGACAACAAAGAGGCTGGGGAGCATCTACAAAGCGCCTGGATATTTGAGCTTGGAGAACTCTCGGCGCTGAAGAAATCAGAGATGGAGGAGGTCAAGGCCTTTCTGTCAAAGACTGAGGATCGGTACCGGGTAGCATACGATAGAACCGTGACCGATTTCCCCCGTAAATGCGTATTTTTCGGGACTACAAATAATCATAATTTCCTTCAAGATCCCACGGGTAACCGGCGCTTTTGGCCTGTGGACATCTACCCTGAAAAACGCAAATTAAGCCACTGGGACAGCTTAAGTAATGCGGATATAGGACAGGTATGGGCGGAGGCTTTATGTCTTTATAATGCGGGGGAAAGCTTGCAGCTTGACAAGGAAGCATCAGCAGAGGCGGAGCGCATGCAGGGATTGCATATGGAAGAAGATCCACGGGAGGGGCTGATTCAAGAATGGCTTGAAGCGCCTATTGATGACCTTGTTGATGAGAGTAAAAAGGACGTATACCGTAACCGCGTATGTGCAGCACAGACATGGGCAGAGTGCCTTAATAACAAAAAAGGATCTATGCGGCCATGGGAAGCGAAAGAAATCTGTGACATCATGCGGAAAATACCAGGCTGGGTTGAGTTAAAAGGTAAAGCAAGGGTTAAGGGCTACGGGGTACAAATTGCATTCGACAGGGACAAAAAGAAATAAAAAGGTGTTGCCGTGACTGGTTTTCTTACGGCAACGCGCGGCAACACCTTTAAAGGTTAATTGTATCTAATGTTGCAGTAGCGTTGCCGTAAAAAGTCAGTTACGGCAACACCTTATACGGCTGATATTACTAGATTACAGAGGCGGTGTTGCCGTTGTTGCCGTAAAAATACTATTAAAGATAAAAAGTAAGTAAGTGATAATATATGGTAGATATAGGTAGAAATATATAACTTAAACGCATATTTCATGAGTACGTGCGTATGAGGGCAACAACGGCAACACTGAAAAATGGAGGTCAAAGCATGAGGGAGATGCTGATAGAAACTAATCTGATAAAAGTGACCAAAGCGCAAGGGGGAAAATGTTGGAAATTTGTTTCCCCTGGTACGGCGGGGGTACCAGACCGTATCTGCTTATTCCCGGGAGGCCGAGTTGTATTTGTCGAGACGAAGGCAACAGGGAAGAAAGCAAGGCCCCTTCAGGAAAAGCGCCATAACGAATTACGGGCACTCGGCTTTACGGTATTAGTAATAGACTCAAAGGAGCAAATACATGAAATTTCAGCCACATAAATATCAAGACTATGCGATACAACGAATATTAGATACCCCGACTTTAGGCCTTTTCCTTGAGATGGGCCTCGGTAAGACAGCAATTACCCTTACAGCTATCGATGATCTGCTTTATGATCGATTCGAGGCAGCTAAGATTTTAGTAATAGCCCCCCTGAGGGTAGCAGAGGATACATGGAGCCGGGAATCCGCAAAATGGGATCATCTGAAGCACCTGCGGATATCCAAGATCCTGGGGGATAAAAAGCGCAGAGAGCAGGCACTGAAAGTAAAAGCAGATCTGTACATCATCAATCGGGAAAATGTTGAATGGCTGGTAAGTGAAACCGGCAATGACTGGCCATTTGATACAGTGATAATAGACGAGCTCTCTAGCTTCAAGTCACCGTCAGCAAAACGGTTCAGGGCGTTGCGAAGGGTAAGGCCGATGATAAGCAGGATCGTAGGTTTAACCGGTACACCTTCACCCAATGGGCTGCTGGATCTCTGGAGCCAGATGTATTTACTGGACCAGGGCGAGAGACTGGGTAAGACGATCACCGGATACAGAGAAAGATATTTCACGGCGGGAGCTCGCAGCGGGTATGTGGTTTATGACTGGAAGCAAAAGAAGGAGTCTGAAGAGGCCGTATTCGAGAAGATTTCTGATATCTGTGTGAGTATGAAATCTGTCGATTGGCTGGCTATGCCAGAGCGTATTGATCGTGTAGTGCCGGTTAAGCTTACCGAGGATGCAAAAGCAAAATACCGGCAGCTTGAGAGGGACTTGCTTCTCCCCATGATCGATGCGGACATTGTAGCCAATACAGCAGCAGTACTGTCCAACAAACTGCTACAAATGGCAAATGGGGCTGTTTACGATGAGAATAAAGGCGTAAGAGAGATCCATGATGCAAAGCTTGATACCCTGGAGGATGTCTTGGAAGGGGCCAATGGGCATCCGGTATTACTGTTTTACAGCTACAAACATGATCTAGATCGTATCAGAATGCGTTTTAAGCATTGCCGGACATTGAGAAAAGGTGCTGAAGGCAGCAAGGATATCGCCGATTGGAATGCCGGAAAGATTCAGCTTCTAGCAGTCCATCCAGCATCAGCGGGGCACGGGTTAAACTTACAGGATGGCGGCAGTACGATAGTATGGTTCGGGCTTACCTGGAGTCTGGAGCTGTACCAGCAGGCAAATGCCAGATTACATAGGCAGGGGCAAAAGCATAGCGTTATCATCCATCACTTGATAGCCGAAGGGACGATTGATGAGGACGTTATGGAGGCGCTACAAGCCAAAGCAGCTGGGCAGGATGCATTAATGACAGCGGTAAAAGCAAGAATTGAGAAAGTGAGGGCTGCATAATGGCAAGTAGTGAACAGATTAAAATTTGGAAAGGTCAAATTGCAATATACAAGGAGATCTATACAGGGCGGTACCCCGGTAAGCAGGCATCTGATAAATTGATCGGATCATTCTGTAAAATCAATGGCATACCCTGGCCGCTTCCGGATGTAGCTGACGAGGATGAGTTTGATTTCTTGAAATAGGGGTGATTACGGATGAAAACATCGGATGAGGTTATGTATGCTTTATGGAAATCAAAGCAGTATGGATGGACACAGACGCAGATAGCGGAGCTTTTCGGCTGTGATGTAGCAACTATATGCCGACACATTGAACCACAGAGATGGCAGAAATGGGAGATTGTTATGTCTCCGTTAAAACTTAAAAAGCTGTATGAGGAATTGGGATCCGTCCGAAAAGTGGCTGATGCCTTATGGTGTAGTTACGCAACAATAAGACGCAGGCTTCATAAATATAAGATTCCAATAAAGAAAAGAGGTAAAGAGTCATTTAGAAAAAACATGACTCTTTGTGGAAAATAGCGGCTTATAAGACTTTTTAAAAATATTTTTTAACCCATTTGCATAGATGGGTTTTATTTTTTGCAGGTAGATTGGGTGCTTTCATGTACAATTTATGCAGGAAGGTGATATTTATGGCCAAACTTACAGCGAAACAGCAGAGATTTGTAGAGGAGTACCTGATTGACCTGAATGCTACACAAGCAGCAATTCGTGCTGGCTACAGTACTACTAGTGCATGCGTTATTGGGAGTGAAAACCTTGCAAAACCGAACGTGCGCGCATCCGTAGACCGGGCGCTGGCTGAGAGGTCAAGGCGTACAGGTATAAACGCGGATCGTATCCTCCGTGAATTAGCCTGTATAGGATTCGTAAATGTGGGCAAAGCGGTAAATACGAAAGATGCTACACTCAAGAATGATGCATCCGAGGATGACACAGCCGCGATTGCCTCCGTAAAAGTAAAAACAACATACACAGACGCGGGGGAGACCGTGGAGAGGGAAATTAGATTCCATGACAAGAATAAGTCCCTTGAATTGCTCGGTAAGCACCTGAATATGTTTAAGGACAATGTTAACCTCATGGGATCTCTCGCAGTAAAAATTGTTGATGATATAGGGGCCGATGATGGAAACGATTAGGATGTCGGAGAAAGTCCTGCCTGCTTTCAGAAACTTCTGGAGGGCCTGCGATAAGTTTTTACGCAAGGTATGCAAGGGTGGACGTAATAGCTCCAAGAGCTCTCATATCAGTATAAGGATAATATATGAGCTTATGAAAAAGCCGGTTAATGCGCTGGTAATCAGAAAAGTATATAACACTGTTGAAACCAGCGTATATGAGCAGCTTAAATGGGCGATAGAGTATCTGGGAGTGGGGGCACATTGGAAGACCAAGGAAAGCCCCTACGAGCTCACATACCTGCCAAGAGGCAATAAGATATTATTCAGAGGTGGGGATGATACTCTTAAGATAAAATCCATAAAAACGAGTAAATTTCCCATAACCATAGTCTGGATAGAAGAGGCAACGGAGTTTAAGACTGAGGAAGAGGTTGACGCTATAACAGATTCGGTACTAAGGGCAGAGCTACCAGGAGGATTGCAATACAGCATATTTTTAAGCTATAACCCTCCAAAGCGAAAGCAGCACTGGTTAAACAAGAAGTATGAGACGCAGTTTTTACCTGCTAATACCTATGTCCATCATAGCACGTATCTTGACAATCCGTACTTATCGGAAACAGCAAAGCAGGAAGCGGAAGAGGTTAAGAAAAAGAATCTTAAAAAATATGAATGGAACTGGCTAGGTAAACCAACAGGGGCGGGCATAGTGCCATTTGAGAATCTGGTATTCAGGAGAATCACGGATGAAGAGGTCAAGGGCTTTGACAACATAAGGCAGGGCATTGACTGGGGATATGCAGCAGATCCATTTTGTTTCCTGCGGTTGCACTATGATAAGACGCGTAGGATATTATATTTTATAGACGAGATATACGAGATTAAACTAAGTAATCGGGAAGCAGCCGATAAGATTAAAGCGAGAAAGTACCAGGCAGATATGATAACAGCTGACAGTGCGGAGCCTAAAAGCGTTAATGAGGTCAGAGGATACGGTGTGAGAATCAAGGGAGCGAAGAAGGGCCCCGGATCTGTAGAGTTTGGTGAGAAGTGGTTGGATGACCTCGAGGAAATAGTTATAGATCCGGAGCGCACACCGAATGCAGCTAAGGAATTTGAGGCTATAGACTACCAGGTTGATGCAGACGGCAATATCAAGAATAAGCTTGACGATAAAGATAACCACGGTATTGATGGCACGAGATACGCACTAGAGGACGATATGCGTCCAGGATGGGGATGGTAGAATGTTTAAAGCACCGAAGGATATCAATGCATTTCTTAGATCAGCTATAAGCAATTTTGAGGGCTCTGACGAATGTCAGATGATGCGTGTCGGGGATGCGTATTATGACAGTGATAACACCAAGATAATGGCGCGTAAAAAGCTTATACGCGCCAGAGATACCGGCACTAATGCGGACTATCTCATCGAAGATCCATACAAAGCCAATAACAAGCTTGCAGCTGGGTATTACAAAATATTGGTGGATCAGAAGATACAGTATTCACTTGGTAAACCGGTTACTATCCGGGCAGGAAAGCAAGACATCCTTGATCTGCTGGGTAAAGAAGAATTCCCTAAGGCTTTGAAGAAGACCGGGAAAGCTGCATCCAAGAAATTTATAGGATGGGCTCAACCGTATATCAGTGGGGATGAAAAATTTAAGCTCATGCACATACCGAGTGAACAGGTAATAGCGATGTACAAAACGGATGATGCTGATGAGCTTGATTATGCTATCAGGTTTTACCCTGTTACGATTCTCAACAGCAAGGATGAAATGGTGAAGGTAATTCGCGTCGAGGTATGGGACGATATCCAGGTTACTTACTATCAGCAGGATCCGGAGAACAAAGAATATAAATTTTTGGAAGGGGTAGTTAATCCCAGGCCGCACATGATACAAAAGCTACAGTATGGCGATACAGTTACCCAGTCTGAGAATCTCTCTTGGGGTAAGGTACCCCTGATACCGTTTTATAACAATGATGAACGGGTACACGATCTAAAGCCGGTCAGAAGACACATTGATGTGTATGACATAGTGGAATCAGATTTCGCAAACAACCTGGAGGACATTCAGGACATTTACTGGGTGCTTAAAGGCTATAACGGTACCAACCTTGATACATTCCTGAACGAGGTCCGTAAATACAAAACCCTGAAAGTGTCCGATGAGGGCGACGCACATGCCGAGAGTGTTAATATACCGACAGAAGCGCGTACTGCTATGCTTGACCGGATAAATGATGATATCTTCCGCTTTGGCCGTGGGGTAGATACCTCTAAAACCGGGGATGGCAATATCACCAACATAGTAATCAAGTCTCGGTTTGCTAACCTTGACCTAAAAGCTAATGAATTTGAATCTGAGTGCCGAGACTTCATTGATCGCGTTATGCGTTTCCTGAATAGGTATCTGCAGATAAACGGACAGACGCCTGTGGGGGATTATGATGTAACATTCAATAGGTCTATGATTATGAATGAGACAGAGATCCTGACAGCCAATGCAGGGCAGCAGGGCAATGTATCCGATGAAACAAGGCTATCAAATCATCCGTGGGTGGATGATGTTGCAGAGGAGCAGGAGAGACTCGAAGCAGAAAAGCCGGATGTAGAGTTAGACGATGACGATCTGGAGGATGACATAGATGGACAAGGATCAGGAACTAACAAAGCTGGTTGAGCAGCTTCTTAACACCTATACAAAAAAGCTTTCCGGCGAGTACCAGAGAGCGTATAACAGCATGAGGGATACGATATACAAGTATGTAAATAAATATGCTATTGATGGAAAGCTTACCCGTTCAGAGATGTATAAGTATAATCGCTTCCAGAAGCTTCAGGCACAGCTGCTGAATGAAATTAAGACATTGCAGCTGACCAATACCCCCCAGGTAAGCGCTTATCTTGTAGATCAGTACCAGCTCAATTACTTTTATTCCGGATACATACTTGAAACGAATTATCAGGTTAAGCTTGCATATGGTAATATAGCCAGATCCAGTATAAGCAAGGGTATTCTCACGCCAATGTCTAAGATCAGCCTTAAAAGCAATAAAGAGGCTATACAGCGTAAGATACAGACAAGTCTGATTCAGAGTATTGCCCAAGGTGAAGGTATCCGGGATCTGACTGCACGGATCAAGAAAGATCTGGAAACCAATGCAAATAAGGCAGTAGATATTGCACGTACTGAGACAACCAGGGTATGTAATTCAGCGAAGCAGGACAGTTACGAACATGCTGGAAATATGGGTTTGAAGCTCAATAAGCGCTGGGTTTCTTCTCTGGACAGCGTGACAAGGGAAAGTCACCAGGATATGGATGGTGAGACCGTAGGTATGGACGAGAAATTCAGTAACGGTCTTATGTATCCTGGGGATCAGAGTGGGCCGCCGGAGGAGACCATTAATTGCCGATGCCCGATGATAGCCGTGCTTGATGGGTATGAGGATGTAAATGAGTTTAGGCGTGCAAGGGGCACTGATGGTAAAAACGAGGTCATTCCGAATATGACATATAAGGAATGGCAGAATGCGAGGGTAGGATGAAGATACCGGAGAAGGTCAAAATTGGCGGGACAAATTATGCTGTTAAGTACGAGGATAGACTTAATACCGGAAGCAACATGGCTTACGGCCATATCGATTATGAAAGAGCGCTAATCAGGATAGAACCGAATATCCAGGGCGAGCAGGGTAAGTTCAAAACGCTATTACATGAAATAATCCACGGTATCACACATCACTTTGATCTAAAACTTGATGAGGACGAGGATACCATTGATAGGCTTGCTACTGGTTTACATATGGTCATTGTCGATAACCCGGATATATTCTCATAGATAACCTCCTCTCGACTCCGTCATTGCACGGAGTTTTTTTTTTACGCAAAAAAAGAAAAGAGCCTTTATTTAGACTCTTTTTTTTTCAAATTCCCGAATAGCGTCCTATCTTTCGATTCAATAAAGCTCTTCCAAAATGCTTGATCTGGGTATCCGTCAACGATCACCCAATCATAGCCGGTTGTTGCTAGTTTCATAGGATTTCCTCCTTTACCATCAGATGGGATGCATGTTCCCTAACTATTTCCCTTACCTTTTCATTAAACCACTCTGTTCGGCTTTTGTAACCGGCTTTTTTGAGTGCAATGTCGAGTACTTTCTCATAATCTCTTTTGATTTGCTCGGTTGCATGTGCTATGCGGATTTCCGTATAAACGCGAGGCATTATATCACCGCCTCGTATACAGTCTTATCCCAATTAAATTCAAATACACCTTCTACAACCCTTATTTTCCCGCCGTAAGCTGAGCCATAACCTTCATCAACAACCTGCTTCTTACAATCCTCAATACTGGCTAACTGCAATTTATCTGTTTTAATACCTTCTGCTTTTGCTTCTGCTGTAGAAATGGTTCCACCGCTATAGGCTTCAAGCTTAAACACTTTAACCATACCTATATCCCCTTTCGATTTGATATTCTTATCATACCGTACATTGTACCGTAAGTCAAGAGGTTAGAATAAATTTATTTTTTTCATTGCACAAGAAATAGCCGGCTTTTTGTACAATGGAATCAATGAATACTCGGGCGGGAGAATAAGCCGCACTCTATACCGGCGACAACCGGAATAAAAAGTCGTGGAGGACACGCATATGGAATGGTTAAAACAGTTGATTGAAGCTGCCTTAAAAGGCAAAGTATCAGACGAGGGTAAGCTGGGAGAGCTCATTGCAGGGGTATTGGAGAGCGTGAAAAAGGAAATAGGTAAGCACTTCATCCCTAAGGAAGAATTCAATTCCAAGAATGAGGATCTGAAAGACACTAAGAAAAAGATGGATGATCTGCAAAAGCAGGTTGATGACCTGAGTAAGAGCGGGAATGATGCTGTAAAGTTCAAAGAAGATCTGGAGAAGGTTAACAAGGAATTTACAGCGTATAAGGAAACTGCTGAGAAGCGCGAAACCAACCGGCAGAAAACAGCATCCATTGAGAGATCACTCAGGGAAGCAAAAGCCTCAACAGATGCCATTGACCTGTTAACAAGCCAGTTTGACCTTGACAAGATCATCCTGGACAGCAAGGGTAACATCGTAGACTGGGATAACCATCTTAAGCCGATTAAGGAAAGCCGCAAGACCTTATTTGGAGAAGTGAAAAACGAAACCGGCAAGCCTCCAGCAGGCGGAGGATCCGGTAGTGGCGGAACAGTAACCAAGCAGCAGCTCATCGACAAGTACAACGAGGCTGAGAAAGCCAGAAATGTTATGCAGATGGTGCAGTTGCAAGCACAAATAAAAAATTTCAAGGAGTGAGTTTAAATGGCATACACAGATAGAGAAGATCTAAATTATTTAGGCCAGTTATTCATGATAGGAGCAAATCAGACTCCGTTCCTGAACGCAATCGGCGGACTCAGCGGGGGTAGAACGGCACAAAGTTTTCTGTTCCCTGTTGCACAGCCCTGGGCGCTTAACAGCGCATCACAGCCAGCTATCACTGAAGCCGCTTCGGCAGCAGCCGCAGCAGCTACTACCTACACCAGAGGCCAGGACACAAACACTGTACAGATATTCAAATATGACTATGCAGTGAGCTTTGCAAAGCAATCCACTACTGGTGAAATCGCAGGAATCGCCATCAATGGAGATCAGCCTGTAAAGGATGAGCTTGCATTCCAAAGAATGGCACAGATGAGACAGATGGCTGTTGATGTAGAGTATAGTTTCCTTCAGGGGACATATCAGGCTGCAACCAACGCAAGCACAGCAGCAAAGACCAGAGGGCTTATCGCTGCAATATCCGCCAATGCGGTAGCCGGTGGCAGTGCATACCTTACCAAAGCGATGATCCAGGAACTGCTCAGAGAAATGGCGGCTAATGGCGCTATATTCCAGAACATGGCTATACTTTGCAATGCATACCAGAAGCAGGGTCTTACAGATCTGTACGGTTATGCTCCTGAAGATAGAAATATTGGTGGAGTTAATGTCAAACAGATCGAGACTGATTTCTGCATGCTGGCTCCTATGTGGGCACCTTACATGCCGACTACATCAGTTGTAATAGCTGAAATGTCCGCATGTGCTCCCGTATTCTGTCCTTATGAAGGCCAGATTATAGCGGATGTGCCTACAGCAGTAACCGCAGCTCAAAAGGGCGGATTCATTTACAGCCAGATAGGTCTGGACTATGGTCCCGAAGAATACCACGGCAAGATCACCGACCTGCTTGACGCTTGATAACAAATAAAGCATAGGAACTAATGCCCCGCTGGAACACTCTGGCGGGGCTACTATGAAAGGATGAATATAAAATGACTACACCTACCTATGATTTTTCTGAAATCCGCAATCCTCAGCTAAGGAAAACGCTTGAGGATTTTGTTGCCGAAGTCTTTGCCATTGCCGATGGGCATGACCATGACGGATCAAACTCAAAGACACTCTCTCCTGAAGCCGTAGTTGCAAACGATTCCATAAGTGCAGCCAAAATACAGGCCAATGCTGTAACAACCGAGAAGATAATTGGTGATGCTGTAACCACAGCAAAGATCCTTGATGCTAACATCACAGCTGCAAAACTGGCTTCTGACGCAGTTACTACGGCAAAGATACTTGATGCTAACGTAACAGCCGCAAAGATAGCCACAGGAGCTGTAGAAACCGCTAAACTGGCAGCCGATGCAGTGGATGGAACAAAACTAGCTGATGATGCTGTGGACAGTGAGCACATTGCAGCTGGGGCGATAGATCCTGAACATTTGGCAGCCAGCGCCGTTGAAACGGCTAAAATAGCCAATCTTAATGTTACCACTGCCAAGATAGCAGCCGATGCTATAGATGGTACCAAGCTGGCAGATAATGCTGTCGATTCTGAGCATATCACAGCAGGTGCTATCGATGACGCTCACCTGGCTGTCGGTGCAGTTAGCGCCACAAAGATTGGTACAGATGCAGTAATAACCGCAAAGATCCTGGATGCTAATATCACAGCCGCAAAACTTGCTTCTGACTCAGTAGAGACAGCAAAGATAGTAGCCTTGAATGTCACGGCTGCAAAGCTTGCTGCGGATGCTGTAGAGACAGCAAAGATAAAAGATGCCAATGTTACCTCCGCAAAGCTTGCAGCCAATGCGCAGCCTCTGACCACTGCTGTAGCAGATCCGGGAGATGGGCAGGCAATAGCAGTCACCAATTCCGGTACCTGTCCTCTTGTGTCCGGTGGAGCTGAGACCAGGACTCTGGCAGTACCTACATTCGCAGGACAGAAATTGATCCTGGCATGCAAAACATATGTCGGAGATATTGTTATTACAGTGGCCTCCGCATTTAACCAGACCGGCAATAACACCATTACGGTGGAAGCTGCCGGGGATTATATCGAGCTCACGGGTATAGAGGTTGGTGCTGCAAAAGCATGGCGGGTAACTGCTAATGATGGATGTACACTGACTACAGTATAATAGCGGCTAATAGAGGGGCTTCGGCCTCTCTTATTGGCTAAGTGGAGGGGAAAACAATGCTTTTTTATGGTAATGGTATAGTCTGGGACAAAGAAAAGAACAAGAGGCTTTGTAAGTTTATAAAAGGGCAGTTTGAGACAGACGACAAGAGGATTACATCAATCCTACGGGATAACGGATATAAGCATGATCCTGAGAAGGAACCTGAGAAGGAACCTGAGAAGGAGCTGGAGTCTGAGATAGGGTATATGCTTGATATAGGTACAGAACCACTGCCTCCAGCAGATGATACTGTGAAGGAAGCAAAAGGGCTGGAAGACATGGAGCTTCCCGAACTCAGGGCAATTGCCGATAAAATGGGTATCAAGTATGCCCTCAATATAGGCAAAGAAAAACTGATAAATAAAATAAGACAGGGTGATAGATCATGAGTCTACCGAGAATAACTGAGCTGCTTGGTTGGATAAAGGATAAATTAATCTCTTCACCGTATGCCTTCGAGCAGGTGACAGTTGATAATACTGCAGGCGGTAAGGGGTTAACAGCCGCAACATACGATGCTTCAAAGAGAGCCGTTATTACTGTTGAAACAGCACAGATACGGTACAGGGCAGATGGTGGGGCTCCTACAACTACTGTAGGCCACATAGCTGATATTGGTGATACCATTGAACTTGAATCTGCAAGTGAGATTGCCAATTTTAAGGCGATCCGCACAGGTGCAAACAGTGGTTTAATCAGTGTAAGCTATTTTGATTAAGGCGGTGCATAACGATGAAACATAAAAAAGGAACGGCCCTGATAGAAGAACAATTGGCTAATATTGCGCGGTATTTAAGTACACCAGTGGCAACATACACCCATAGCACAAACACAGAAGTGGTTGTAAGTGCCGTTGATGTTGACACAGATACTTTTACCAGTGTTGGGCATGGATTAGTAAATAACGATGTAATTTTCCCAACTTTAAACACTAATCCCGGCGCAGTATATCCGTTGCAGGTGTATGCAGGCGGCATGGTGCAAGGACTATACTATGTCGTTAATAAAACAGATGATACTTTTCAGCTCTCTCTTACAAGCGGAGGTGCAGCTATAAATCTGACAGCTAACGCTACAATTGACTTGACAAAATGGCACTTTGAAAGTTTTGTTTTGAGTATTACAATAAACAATTTGCCCGCAAGTAAAAGGTATAAAATTAAATTAATGAGTAAAGCTGCAGCAGCTGGGTATATTTCCTTGTCGTTAAATGGTACCAACCCAGGCAATGCATTTGCGTTAAGCACCCTCGCAACATACAGCGATTGTAAACTTGTAAATGCTATAGGCAGTATATCGTCAAGGAGCGAATTTATTATAGATACCAATGGGCGCATGTTTGTGGAAGGGTATGCAAATTGTATTAACGTGAACGCTGCTCAGGCAGCACAATATTCATCGACATTGCAACAAATCTACACCAGATGCATGACCAACTATATGCAAGCCACTGATATTACGAGCATTACTATTGAATTATTGTATAGAGGTATTACTAATGGCTCAACTGTGGAGGTGTACAAAGTATGAAAAACATAATATACAATGCTCTAACAGGTGAAACAACTTTTGAAGAAGTGTCTGACGTTGAAATGTTTGCGGTAGAGCCAGAACCCACCACAGAAGAAGTGCTTGACGAGCTTATTGAAGTGCTTGTTGACAAGGGGGTAATATTCTAATGGCATATAATAAATTAAAAGCTTATATTGGTAAAAAGGGCTTAAAAGCCAAAGCCGATAGCAACAAAACCGATAAAGAAAAGCTAATTTCCGACATAAATAAAGCTACTACGGTAGCACAATTAAAGGCTGAAATGGCGAAAATGATTAAGTGAGTTACCGCGGAATAGGTCAGCATGATGCAACGGAGAGCTTGAGAGATCAGGCTCTTTTTATATTTTTTTTATAAAAACCGGTAGAATCCACTTGTATCAATGGCTGTAAGACTTTTTGCGGCTATTTCATTGCAAATACGCTGAAAACTTTTTGGTAATGTTAAAATGAGGCTCTTTTTGTTTTGCAAAAAATCTCTCTGTCGTTTGCTATTCTTATATCAGAGGTGGGTTAAATGATAGGTCAAGTGATGAGAGAGATAAATAGATACTGGCCCCGGACTTATGAAAATATAAGCCTTACTTTTGCTGCTACCGGAAAGACAATTACCGGAGCTACCGAGACATACCTGCCAGGGCAGTATATTCTCATTCAGCATTCCATCCTTAATGACGGTGTGTATAAGATAGCATCTGTTACAAATGGGGTTATAACTGTAGTTGAAACCATCTATGACGAGACCGCAAAAGTCAACATATTCGGCCTTGCCCCTCCGAGGGATTTCCTTGATCTGGTTACTGACATAGCCGCTTTCACTGGTAAAGATGGTGTGAAGTCTGAGAGTATAGACGATTATTCCGTAAGCTTCGAGGGTGATGGCTCCTGGAAGACGGCCTTTAGAAAGAGGCTCAACACTTACCGCAGTATGTATGACGATCTGGGAGGTTTGCTGTATGCCAATAACAGACTATTATACGCTGATAGAGTTACATACTAAAACCAAAACGCCCAACGGCAGGGGCGGGAGTACTTATGTGTGGGCAAAGGCATCCGAGTTCCAGGGACTCATTAACCAGGCATCCAGCCGGGAGATCGAAGCAGCTGCAAAGCTGAGTATTGAGGCAGACCATAAGCTGTATTGCCCAGTGGGGACAAGTCTTTCAAACGAAAAACTACTCAAGCAGGGAAGCACCTATTACCGAGTAGTATCAAAACCAAAGGACACGGTAAGCCAAGGCCACCATTACAAGGTATTACTGAAAGAGGTACAGCTGGATGGGCAGTAATTATGAGAGCTTCATCCCACAGGCCAAAAAGATGATCTCTGATGCCGAGGAAAGAGCACTGTGGCTGATAGGTGAACTGATCGAGGGTAAAGCGAAGTTACTGGCACCTGTAGGGCTCTCCGGAGAGTTGAGGAACAAGATCGGCCACAAGGTATATCTAGATCCCATGACAGGGGGTAGGGGTGTAGCAACTGGTACAGACATCGAATATGGGATATACGTTGAAAAGGGTACCGGTATATATGCAGTAGACGGGAACGGCAGGAAAACACCCTGGGTATGGTATGACTCATTAACGGGTAAATACCACTGGACTGAAGGTATGCATCCGCAGCCATTTCTTGAACCGGCGGCAGTGGAGAACATATCAAGAATCAAAGATATAGTAGAAAAGGTGATGAAACAGCTTGACAACAGTTGACCTGAAAACAGCAGTATACAACCTAATAAATGCAGTAGCGAAAGCGATAGAATCAGGCCATGTTGAAAAAGATGAGGCTTTTCCATATGCGGTGTATGCCCTTAGAAACAGCATCGAGGGCGGTACAGATAACTTCGGCAGCATCATCTATCCACTTGAGATTGACGTGATGGATCATGACATGGGCAAGGACACTACAGCCATTGAAAACCTGGCTGATACCATAGATACCGCACTTAACAGAGTGCATTATGTGGGTAGTAATTTTTATTTCCATTGTATCAGGGAGAGCCGGGATCCGAACTACCCGACTCCTGATGAATATACACTCCGGAGGAATCTTCGGTATCAAGTAAAAGTATTTACGAAAGGATGATTTGAATGAGCGTAAAAGCAAATGCACCGATGGGAGATCCATCAACGGAGTACCTGGGGCCAGGTGCGATATATTTTAATTACGGCGAGGCCGGTGAGGTAGTAGTAGGGGTGACCAAGGGCGGATCCGAGTTTAAGGATGGCGCTGAATTCAGGCACCGTGAATCTGATGGGGATTATGGTCCGGTCAAAGGTGCCATAGATCTCATAAAAATGACACCTGTGCTGAAGATACGGACTCTAAAAATTGACAAAACGAACTTGCAGAAATACTATGCGGGTATGTCTTTGGATGACGCAGATGGCACATACAGCAAGCTTACCAGGATGGTGGATCTCTCCAGCAGCTATATTGATAATGTGGCATTCGTAGGGCAGAACCGTACTGGGGAAGATATCATCATCATCCTGTATGATGCTATCGGTCTGAGTGCACTGGCTATGGCCTTTACAAAAGATGTAGAGATCATTCCTGAGATCGAGCTGACAGCAACATTCGATCCTGCCACTTTCGTTAAAACCGATGCCAGCACATATCCGTATCAGGTCTGGCTGCAAAAGGCTGCTGATACAACAGCTCCTACGGTAACATGTGTACCCGCTGACGCCGCAACAGGTGTGGCAACGAGCGTAAATGTAGTCTGGACATTCAGCGAAGCCATTAACCCTGCCAAGATGATCGGCACTAATTTCTTCTTGATGGGGGCTGATGGAACACCAGTGGCCGGCGCTCTGAGTATTGGAACGAATGACACCGTTGTTACATTCAATCCTACAGATGCCTTGTCGGGGGCTACGGGTTACCTCGCGATTGTAACAACTGCTGTAACTGATGTATCCGGTAACGCTCTGGCTGCTACAAATGTAACCAATTTCACAACTGCTTAATAAATGAAGGGGGATTGTACCAATGACGATCAATACAGAGAAAGCATTCGACATGCTGCCTTATGCAGTAGAAATCATAGAGAAGGTTGATATGAGGGGGTACATCCTCCGAAATAAAGGCGTTCTTAACACAAAGGATAAGGATGATGCGGATAAGATTTTGAAGGACAAGGGCTTTGATTTTGCCATGCACATTCTTAAAAATACAGGAAAGATAAAGTCTGAAGTGTTTGAGATACTGGCCATAGTTCATGACAAGCCTGCTGACGAAATCAAAGCCCAACCATTTAGTGAGACCATACTGCAGCTGAAAGTCCTGTTGCAGGACAAGGAGCTAATTGGTTTTTTCAAGTCAGCTATGTAATTGGGTGGGAAAGATCTCTCACCCTTTTACATAGCAATTATAATTATGTGTACCTAATACGGCAAAGGCCGGGAATACTCACTAAGCTCCTGCAGCATGCGAGAAATTCAGAACTAGAACAAAGGGCATGGGAACGGTGGCTTACATTATATCTAGTTTCGCAATTAGCAGGGGGGTCAAGTCTCCCATCCTTTGAAAATTACTTCGGACAGGTGAAAGCAGTAGACAATAATGTTACTGAGGAAGATTATTCTGGCATATTAAAGAAAGCCGAATTAACAAAAGCGAAGCATCAAAAAACGATGAAGCGGTGATAATGTGGAAATTTTCAGACTTTTCGGAAGCGTCCTTTTAAAAGGTGGAGACGAGACTGAGAAACAGCTTGATAGTATAGATAAAAAAGGTCAGTTAACAGGCCTCTCGTTAGAGAAGCTTGGCGGTAAACTGCTCAAGGCGGGGGCTGTTGTCTCAGTGGGACTGACAGTGCCACTGGTGGCGCTCGGTAAGGGCATGCTTGAGATAGGCATGGCTGCTGTAGAGTCGGAAAACCTTTTTAGCGTCAGTTTGGGAATGATGGCAGACAAGGGGAGAAAGTGGTCAGAAAACCTCAGAGACACTCTTGGGCTGAACGAATATGAGCTTCGTAAAAACGTTGGTTCTATGGATGCCATGCTAAAGTCGATGGGTTTAGGGGAAACAGCAGCATATGATATGGCATCGGGGCTAACACAGCTATCCTATGACATGGCCTCTTTCTATAACCTAAAACCGGAAGAAGCCTTTGCGAAGCTTCAAGCCGGTATAAGCGGCGAAGCAGAGCCGCTTAAACGCTTGGGTATTTTAATCAACGACACTACTATAGAAACTTATGCGATGACTAAAGGCATTGTTGCTCAGGGTGAAGAAATGACGGAGCAGCAAAAAGTATTGGCGAGGTTTGGGGTCATAATGGAGCAGACGAAGCTCGCGCAGGGGGACCTCGCCAGGACAATAGACAGCCCTACGAATAGACTGAGGATCCAGCAGGAGCAATGGAAACAAATACAGGTTGATCTAGGCATGAAGATTATCCCGATATTTTCAAAGGTTCTTGGTGTAGTCAACGATGTTACCGGCTTTTTAGGTAGATTAACTGAAAAGCAACTCGATTTTATCGTAAAAACAGGATTGGTGGCTGCAGGGGTAGGACCTCTTATTACGATAATAGGCGGCTTAACATCAGCTGTGGGATTCTTGTCAGCTGCCTTTGCATTTCTTGCTGCAAACCCTGTTGTTTTGGTTCTGGCCGCAGTTGCAGCTGCTGTGGGTGGGATCATTTTTCTCGTAAATAGAGCAAATTCAACGATAGATGAAATGTCCAAAGGTCTGGTTGAAGCCATAGAGCTTGACAGGGATGCATCCCTTAAAGCCTCGGAAGAGAAATATCAAGCTTTGTACAACACCAAGCAGAAAGAGCTTGAAATGGCAGTAAATGCTTCCAATAAAAGCATTGAACTGCTTGATAAAGAGTACGAGGCGGCTGTTGATGGTGCCGAAAAAAAAGAAAAAGCGCTTATCGCGGGCATTCAAAAACGCAAGGAAGCTGCGGATAAAGAATACAATGACAACATCGCAAGGATCAGAGATGAGTACGGCGTTTTTGAAGAAAAGACAAACAGTAAGACAGACATCGCGCGGGAAGGCTATGACAAAGAAGTCGAGTTTGCTACCGATGCATATAATGAAAAAATAGCCCTTCTTGATGCAGAATACGCGGCGCAGCTTAGAAACATTGATGCTGAGAAAAACGAGAAAATTAGAGCTCTGCAGGATCAGATTTTCGCCATAGACACTAAAACCAAAGAAGAAAACAGGTTGATCCGGGAGCAGAAAGACATTGAAAAACAGCTGGCCCTTGAAGCAAAGATAGCGGCCGCTACTGACGCTGAAGAACGCAGGGCGCTTCAGAATGAATTACAGGCCTTCCTCATCGGTATAGCAAGGGAAAAAATCCTCGAACAGAGAGAAGCAGAGAAATCTGCGCTGGCCGAAAAGATAGAAGAAGAGAAAAAAGCGGCAGAAACCAAAAAAGAGGTTGCCAAAACCGAGCTAGAAAAGCAAAAAGAGCTTCTTGAGGCGAGCCTTAATAATGAAAAGGAAATCCTTAAAAAGAAGCTTGATGAAAACATTCGAGTCATTCAAGAAGAAAGAGTTAAAAAAGAAGAGGCTGAAAAAGCAAAATATGAAGCGGCAAAAGCCGCGCTTGATAAAGAGTCAGAGGCAATGGACGGATGGCTCGAAAATTATAAGGTTAAGCTTGCGGAAGAGGTAGAGGCAAAGAAAAAAGCTGAATCTGAAAAACTGCAGGCTGTAAAAGACCGTATGGCAGAAGAGCAGATGATTATCCAGCTCCAGGCAGAAGAAGAGAAGAAGCGGATTGCGGAAGAGGCAGCTAGAAAAGCCGAAGAAGCAAGGAAAAAGGTAGCAGACGGGCTAACCTTCGCTGACAAATATCTTCCTGCACTGAAGGACGGAAGACTCCTGCCGGGGCTGCCCACATTTGATGAGATGTTCCCCGATATGTACAGTGACATTCCGGGTATGGCTACCGGGGGGAATGTACAACGCAGTGGTGCGGCTATTATAGGAGAGAATGGTCCTGAACTTCTTGACTTTCCAAGGGGTGCCAGGGTTACTCCGCTGGATAAGGCTTCGGGCGGTGTCGTTGTAAATCTTTATTATCCTACGCTGCTTAACAGGCAGGCTATAGAAGAGATCGGCGAGCAGCTTGTGAGTGTTATAAGAACAAATACCGGATTGAGGACGGTGTAAACAATGATCACAATATCTGGTAACGAAGTACCAATAGTAAAAAATAGCTTACGTATCAGGGGTGTAGTCGAGGAAAGATCCATAGCTTCCTTTGGTGTTGGTAATTCTTCCAGTGAGTATATTAAAGGACAGCCCGTGCTTATTTACGATGATGATTCCGATTTAATATATGCTGGGGTAGTTGAACAATCCCAAAAAATAAGAGCTGGGGCATCGTTTATACACGATATTACCTGCTTAGATTGGCATTACCTTACCGACAAAAGGATCATTGCAAAATCATATGAGGCGGAGCTTGCCGGGTATATCGTATCCGATATAATTACAAGTTACCTTGCTGCCGAGGGTATTACTGTCGGGGAGATACAGGACGGCCCTGTAATCGCAGAGGCTGTATTCAACTACATTTATATTACCCAGGCGCTGGATAGCCTGGCTGAGAAAACAGGATTCACCTGGTATATTGACGAGGCCAAGGCCTTGTATTTTATTGACCGGTCAACGAATGCAGCCCCATTCACGCTGACTGAATCTGACTGTGAAAAAGGATCTATAAGCGTTGAGAAAGGGAATCCTAAATACCGTAACAGGCAATACATCAAAGGTGTACGGGATATTACAGATCCGTATTCCGAGAAGCATCTCGGCGATGGTAAGGCACGATCATGGACAGTACCTTTCCCGATTGCTAAAGAGCCTACAATAAAAATAAACGGTACTGCTGTAGCTGCTGCAGATATCGGAATTCGAGGTATAGAAACTGAGAAAAAGTACTACTGGTCAAAGAATGACAAGATAGTAAATCAAGATGCAGCTGAGACAGTACTCTCCTCCAGTGATGAGATTGAGATCATATCGGAGGGGTATTTTGATATAGTGGCATTAACTTATAATCCGGATGCTATCGATGCCCTTAAATTGATCGAGGGGGCGGGTACAGGGTATGTGGAGGCTGTAGATGATGAACCGGCCACAACTACCAGGGACTCAGCTTTCCAGATTGCAAATCAGCGCTTAGAGAAGTATGGCACGATAGACCATAGAATTAAGGCTAAAACTACACGTAAAGGGCTTAAACCTGGGCAGCTGCTTCCGGTTAGTTTTACTGATTACGGTGTATCCGTCAATGCTCTGATTGAGTCTGTTGTTATTGAGCGCATAGATAATATCTACTATTATAATATCACTGCTGTTGAGGGTCCGGTATACGGTTCCTGGGCAAAGCTATTTTATAAGATTGCCACCAGCCGGCTAGACTTCACAATTCGGGAGAATATCGGTGAGGATGAGATGCTCACATTACTGCAGACATTCTCCAAAACATGGATCGAGGCAACAAGCAACAACATATTCAAAGAAATATATGCAGCTGACACGCTGTTTCCTTCGGATACTTTATTCCCTATGTTTGAGACCGAGGATAGAGTAAAATACCTTGAGCTGCTTGACGGTACTGACCAGGTTATTATCCGGAAGCCTATAACAAAGCAGACCGGCGCAGACACAGACGAGATAGAGTCTATAGTCATGCTGTTGTCATTTGAAGCTAATGTTACGATCGCTAAAGTAAGATGGTACGGCGGTACATTTGCAACCACTACAAACGGCTCAGGTATACTGGTAGATGAGCAGGTTTATGCACATGAGAAGACACAGTTTGAAGTCATACAGATGGCAAAAACAGATACGCGTAACTTCGTACCAATGACGGGCACAAAGGCGCTTACCGTAGCATATTGGCAGGGCGTAGATGATGACGTGGAAGCATACCTTGCACATTCGGCGTAGGAGGGGTTAATATTGGCTACCTGGACAGAGGAAACACCTATAAGTGTAACAAATTTAAATGACCTTGAAGATAGAATTGCTACAGCCGATGCAGCTGTGGTTGCTGGTAAGGCTGCTGTAGCTGCCGCCATAACTGCCATGGGGCAGGCTGCGGATGGCAGCGAAACATATGCTCAGTTAGCCGGGCACATAGCAGATATTTCAGACGATGCAACAGCTGCTGTAGGGGATGTACTTAATACAAAGACCTTTTATCAGGGTGGCAATAAAAAAACTGGTACAATGCCAAATAGGGGTAGCGTGGGCACTCAAAATCTTACCACAGAAGGTCAAGAGTACACAATAGCAGCAGGATATCACAATGGGCTGGGAAAAGTAAAGGCAGTAATAACAAATCTTATAGCAAGTGTCTTAAAGCATGGAGCAGTAGTAGGTGGAATTACCGGCAATTATGACACAGAGGCATCAGTACCAATAACGGCGGCTACCGTACTTACTGGTACT